TAGTTTTGGTTTGGGCTGGCTTGGTGTCATCATTTTTGTTAGCAGTTCTATCAATTTGTTTCTCCAAGATGGGGGCTACTAAATACTCAGGGCATGTCTGTGTGAATTGACATCTAGGTTTCTGGCACGGCTCAGCATGAAAGTTGTCAGGGTTTTGACAGAAGTATCTGTACCTATCCTCACAACCAGTGAGCAGCAATAACAATAACAAATATTTCATACCATTACATCCACAGAATTTGTTTTAATCCACTGAGCTTTAATAGTTTCTTGAGTTTGACGATTTAGTTTCTGAAGCTCTTTCAAGTGTTGCTGATGAAGTACCTTCTGGTATTCACGCAACATGTTTGCATTATGTTGATAGGGTGTTACTTTCATAAGCCAACCTTTCCTAATAACAAGTTAACAATCCTGTCAGACAAATCATCAGGCAAGAACTTCAGGAAGCCTAAGAAGTACAGAGCCACACACCCATAGACAAATATCTTTATACATAAGTCGAAGGTCTTCTGATATTCATTCATCGCCCACACCTATGTGTAGTGTTACAGAACTCCATCAACTCATAAATACCAATTCCAACTAAGAACAAAACAAAAGCACATCCACCAAGAATCATTCCTAGTTCATTCATCTCTTGTTCTTTTTGTTTAGCTTTCTTCTCTGCTCTCTCTAAAGAACGAAGCTCTCTTGCATCGTCAATATCCATCTGTTCTTGACGGGCTTTAATCTTGTTCCAAACATCAATCTTACCTGTTGTCATGAAGAGCATCTTCAGCTCTTCCTCAAAAGCTCTAGCCTGTTCTAGTGCCATCTCAATCTGAAGAGCAGTTCCCATGTTGGAACCCTTGCCCTTCTTGGACTCAATCAATGCTTTAGTAGCTGTGCTCTTAGCATCAAACATCTTGCCAATCATTGGGGCAAGACTTCCTAAATCATTGGCTACCTTGCTGGCCTTCTTGACCATGCTGATAGCACTCTGTATGCCAGCTAGGGCGGTGATGGGATCAATCATCGCTCAACCTTTTTCCATTCAATGCATACAACTTTTCTGTTATATACATCTCCAGTCCATGTCCAACGGACACATTTATATTTCTCCTCTTTGGACCCGATAGGGAAAGATATTAATAATAAAAGTATTACTGATGCAGCTTGTTTTCTATAGCCAGCCATATAGCCCCACAGAAAGCACCAATAACTAAGATGGGCTTCACTGCTCTAGCAAGCCATTCAAGCACAGTGAATGCACCAGAGGCTGCATTGAAAGCAGCCACCACAGTTTGTGTGTTCTTATCTAGCTGATCCACCTTAGCTTCAACTTCGCATAGGCGTTCATAGATTTGGGCGTGGGTTACTTCTTGGGTCATGGTGTTTCAACAATGGTTTCTTCATCACTAGGAACATCAGGCCAAGTCACATAATCAACTCTTGGAAGTCGCTCTGTAATGCTCAGAAGCTGTTTGCGGAAATTCTCCCACTCAGCTTTCTTTGCATCACTTAATTCAGCCCATCGAATTGGATTAAGCCTGTCAACTGTTTCGTTGAGGATTAGATTTCGTTCAGCACGAATCAACTCAATTGATGTTTCTATTGAGGAACTATTAAAGTTTGTTCTGTAAGTTTTCAATTGATTGCCCCTGAGTATGTGTAAATTGTTCCTGTCAACAATTGTTGTCCAGTATCACCCTCAATAATATATCTTGAGGCAGAAGGTGTAGCTGTATTTGGTGCTGTTAGCGCAGCTATTGCAACACAATAAGCTGGCTGCGGAAGACCAAGAACAACTGCATTATTGCTAATTACAAAACTTCTTATAGTTGACCCATATGGATTTGCAACAATTCCAGATTTAGAAGATGAGCAAGCAATTCTAAATCCATAAAATGTAGCGCCAACAGTTGTTTGTGGCCCCACAGAAACTAAATCACCAGAAATAGTTAATACAGCAATACAAGCAAAAGCACCACCAGCACCTGAGCCTGTTGCATATAAACAGGTAGTTGGACTTAGTACAGACAAATAACCATAATCTACTTCATTTAATCCAATTGTCTGTTGAGAGCCTACTGTTATATCAGTTCCAGATATATTTAAAATATTTGCTTTATTTCCATTAGATTCATAAAGAACAATTGCTTTTGTTGAAGACAATCCCTCAACAAATGGTCTATCAATTCCTGCGGATAAAAAAGTAGTAGCTGCACCCGCTGTAATAGTTGAGCCAGAAACTGTTAATACTATTGCTCTATTTATTGTTGAACTATTCATCCAAGTGCAAATAGCAGTTGTATCTGAAAGCCTTGCAACACTTGTGCCAACGCAAGTTGTAGTCGAAGTTATTTGAAACTGAGTTCCTAATGAAATCGTGCTTCCACTCATTGTAATAACTTGAGCTTCTTGTGTTCCAGTAGAAGAAGTAAAAGTAACTATTGCTTGAGTAGCAGACAATGCTGCGATTGAATATAGCATTGGGTCTTTGCTAGTACCAACTGCCAATGTCTGAAGAATTGTAGGTGTCGCTGTTGCACAATCAAGCAATACTGCACTAAAACTATATCTTGATGGCCCATCACCAATTGAACCAATTAAAGTTATTGCTCTTGTTGTACTTAAAGCACATACAGATTTAGGTGACCTTTGATATTGAGCGTTAGTTGATGCAGCAACGACATATTTTGTAGAAGTCTGAGATACAGCCGTTCCACTTAATGTCAATGTTTGCATATTTGAACCAAACTGATATTGATAATGGCTCATGTATGTAGCACTTGTTGGAGTTCCAACAGAAGGGGCAGCAAATCCTACAAGATTATTTACTTGATATGTGTTTGTTATTCCAGAAGCACCAGTTACTTCTGTTCCAAAGGTAAAAGTATTTGTGGAAAGAGTCCAGCCCCTTAAATAAATAACTCCACCACCCTTGCTAAAAGCAATAATGCCAGAAGTTCCTGTCATTGCACCTAGAGCAAAAGAATAAGAAATATTATTATTTGCTAATGCTTGTTGTGAATTCGCTGCCGTAGGGGTTGTACCAGACCAGTTGACACAACGAATCATCATATTACCAGCAGTTGGGCCATCGTAATACATGATTGCAAACTTAGAAGCACTTAAAGTACATCCTTGAACATCAAAATTAGTAATAGTTGTCCCACCATTTAATGCTGCTGGAGTTCCTGCTGTAATTGTTGAACCAGATATAGTAAATCCAGTTCCAAATAATTCACTACCACTTGTTACAAAACAAATGTTTGCAAATGTAGAACTACCAACACCTAAGAAATAATCATATCCACCCAAATCTCTACCTGTGTTAAGTCTTACTAAAGTTCCTGCCGATAAAGTAGTACCTGAAATTGTTAAGACACATCCTTGAATAACAGTTTGACTTTGTGCAAAAGTAGCTACAACAGTAGTTGAAGAAGCAGCTTCTGTTTTGTTATATGCGTATGGCGCACCTGTGTAAATATTTATTGGTGTACCTGCTGTAATCGTAGTTCCAGAGACAGTAATAACACAACCACGCCATGCAGAACTAGAAAACCAAGTCATAACTCCTGTTGTTGCAGAAGTCATTGAAACTGTAACGCTAGTTGCTTCCTCATCAGCAATTAAATATGAAGTCCCAAATGATAATACTCCAGAGGATTGAGTAACTATTAAGGCATATGGTTTATTTCCTGTTCCATCAACTGCTCTGTAATAAACAAAAATCTGTTGTGTAGAACTAATTTTTGATACTACATTTTTTGTAAGACCGCCAACAGCTTGGTTATATATTGCAAGTTGTGCAGTCGCAGCTACATAATCAGTAGGATTTTCTTGAACAGTCCATTGACCCGCTACTGTTGAATTGTCAGAAGCCCACAATGCAATTGTTGAATTAGGATTTAAAGGGAACAAGTAAGTTCCAGCACCATCAAAAACAAACATTGCATAAGAACCAACATTCTTAATGTAGATAGTTCTGTTTGTCAGCGCATTAGCTGCTGGCAATGTCAGATTCAAATCTGTTGTACCGCTAACATTGATGAAACCACCACCATCAGCACTTGTCAATGTAATGTTAGAGGATTGATTAAGGATGCTACGATATGAAGACGATGCAGCAGAAGCCCATGTAGGTGCATTTCCAGAGCCACCAGAAGTCAATACCTGACCAGATGAACCAGACGCACCAGCAACAGTTAATGCAGTTGTTAAATTTGCAGATGCTATTGTTGGTGCAGTTAGAGTCTTATTAGTTAGCGTCTGTGTATCTGTAGTTCCAACAGGAGTACCTGATGGAATCGTTATGTCAGCTAGTGTTCTTGCTTTAGTCATTTATATTTACTCCGGTTGTGTAGGCCACACGATAGTCCAAGGGAAACCAGCTTGTGTAGGCACATCTCTTAATGCTTGGCAATAATCCTTCCATGCCTGTGAAGGTGTCATATCGCTACGAAATCTCCAATCAGTTTCTGACAGCTTAGTGTCACGACTAGCACGAACACTCTTAGCTTGCTCTGCATCCTTAGCAGCAATTGCTTCAGCATTCATATCAGAAACAGAATACTTGGTATACCACTTACCATCAATTTGTTCTACACCATTAGCAAAAGAAACTTGATAGCGTGTTGGCTGTGCTTGTGGGCCTTCAAAGACTACATCAGCACCCAAAGCCTCTAAGACTTCAGTTGTTGTTATGTCCCATGATGGGCCACCATTGGCTTTTGTGTATGCACGAAATTCTGCTTCGTACATGACTTGTCCTGTTTGTGTTCTGATTTGCATTATTGTTTCCTTTCATGCCAGCGTTTGCCAGATGCACGTTTTGGTAAATTAAGAAGACCATTTATAGCCTCCCACTCAGGTTGATATTTTTTTAAACCATCCCAAGAGAATTTAAATTCTTCCATTGCTTGCGAACGAGTTTTGTTATTAGCCACAGCCCAAGTAAGACCATTAAACACCCTAGCTTTTGATAAATCTCTTTGTCGTTGATGTACTTCATCACTAAAAGGTTTATATCCATTGGCTTTGCGTGTTGCAACAGCTTTTGCCCTTACTTCAGGTTTAGCCGCTTTTGCACACCTGTCTGCAACAACCTCTGGGGTTTGCATCCATGCTTGATGTTTTTTTGCGCTTTCACTTTTAGACAAACTTTCTTTAATTCTTGCTCTAGCTTGTTCTGATGCTTTTTTACCTCGCCTAGCATCGCCCCACTTGCGTTTAGTTTCTTCAGAATGTTTCTGACCAAGAAACCCACCAACAGAGTTTTTATGTGCGTTGTATAAGCGACCCGTGTCAAAACATTCTTCAAGAACAAACGATTCAAGTTCTTCTAGTCGTTCAACAACTTCAGGCCAAACAAGTTTGAACTCAAAGTCTTGCTCAGTTCTTGAAGACCATGAGTGTTGTAAACGAGGATTCTTATGGCGACCAGCACGTAAGTCAGATAAGTGCCTACGCTTTCTAGCAGACCAATCAATGGTACGCCCAATGTAGGACATACCAGTTGAAAGGTTTTTAATCTGATAGATTCCGCTATTCATGTCTAAGCAATCGCAAGAAAAATGTAGGAAACACCATTGGTATTAGCCGCAATAGTTGCTGTTTCGTTTACAACAAAACCTGAATTATCTGCATCAATCCAATCTAATCCTGTCACTTCAGCCGCTGTGCTGTTTAAGTATAAAGCAGGGTCATTACCAGCCACAATTCCTCGTGCGCTGTCTGCCACAATCCAATTTCCTGTAGTGCTTGTAGCCTTGACCATGACAAACCTAGCCCCTGCTGTGAAACCACAATCAACTTGTTTTGTAGTGCCTGTACCTGTGTATGAGCCTACTTTGGAAACACCTGCGGCTGTGGAAAATAGGTAGGTTACAAAAGTCTGCCCGCTTGTATTTGCTACTGGAACAAAAGTTGTTGAAGTTACTGGGTAGCTACTTCCTTGCGAAGTAAAAGCGTCAGTTGTATTAAGCTGACCATACGATGGAGATGACAAATATTGACTTACATACCAGCCATTAGCAGAACTTCTGCGTTTAACAATTACCAACTCAGGTGAAACGCCAAGGTTGTGGGCTAATGGCGTAAGAGTTCCATCTCCTGTAAAGCAAACCTCATCAAAGAAGCTAGGGGCTCGTCTGAAGTTCCACCACGCTATGGTTTCGTTGTTGTTGTAAACATTATTTCTGTAGCCAGTGTTGTTGTCGAAACCTAAGCCGTAAGCTCTTGAGGACTCGGCAGCAGTCGAGTTCGTAATGAGTTCTCTGCTACTTGTATATAAAGAACCACGAAGCCTGTCATACACAAAATTATTTGTACCTGAGGCGACATCTTTTGTGATTGTTAAGTCAACAGGAAAGTTAGTTGTGACTGTGGTTGATGCTGTAGTGGATGTTGTTTTGTTTGGAATAAACACCTTAGTTGCATCCGTAGGCACTTTCATCGGGCCTCTACGAATGGCTATGTAGATGTAAGTGGTTGAACTCCTGTTTACAGGCGTGTTGCCATCTTCTAAAGTAAACCCTGTTGCTGTTGGAGAAATTAAAATTGTTGCC